TTGATGATTATATAGGACTCGCAACTTTAAGACATGTAGAAGATCCAAGATTGAGAATAGATGCTATTATGAAGGAGTATAAATTGTTATGTAAGTCGTACAATATGTGTGCTATACTTGTATCTCAGTTAAATAGAAAGTGTGAGGATAGACCAAACAAAAGACCTATACCATCAGACTTGAGGGATAGCGGTTCAATCGAACAAGACTCAGAAACTATACTATTTATGTACTATGAGTGGAGATATCTCGGAGTAGGTTCAAATATTGGAGAGTATGGTATCGAAATAGTAATAGGTAAGAATCGCTACGGCAAAACTGGTAAAGTAGAACTTGGTGTAATAGGTGAGAAATGTAAGATACTTGATCACCACTCTATTGCACTTGCTGAAAAATATGAAATGGAGGAATATAATGGCAAAAAGAGTATCGTTCAGCCAAGAACAAACAAAAACAATACTCAACTCAATGAGAGCCTATTTTGAAATACTAAAAACTAAGCAACATAGATCTCCAGAAGAGGTAGATATATTCAATGGCTTGTTAGATGTTTTAAATTACGTAAAAGAAAAAGAACAGGAAATAAAATATGACAAACACAAAGCGAAAGACTCGTACGAAAACCCGGAATTACAAGGGAGAACCAACTAACGTACGTAGAGGTAGGAGAAACAGACAACGTGGCGCAGAGCTACAACGTCAACTTGTACGTATGTGTAAAGACTTTGACATTAAAGCATTCAATAGAGATAGGGGCGGAGCAAACCATGAGAAGGGTGACGTAGAGATAGAAGGAAAATACTATGGTTGCAAAAGAAGAAAGACAGTACCAAGATGGGTACTACCGGAGAAAGAAGAAGTTGGAGTAGTATTTCGTGGCGACAATATGAAACCAATGATAGCTATACCGCTTGAACATTTCTTATTGATGCTTAAAATAGTAACAGAAGAATAGGAGATAATATGAGTAAAACAGGGGAATATTACGAAGAAATGAGAAAACTAAATAATTGGGATGAAGCCGATAGACATTATGAAGAAAACCAAAATGTTAATAATCACATTTCTGTAACAGGTTTGATAAGAATGTATCAAAGTCTGTTAGCAAATAGTAAGATAGAATTTAACGGAGCTGCACACGAAAGATTAAAATCTTTTAATGGGCAAAACGAACTATGATAGTTATGGATATAGCAGGATGGATTGCAAACTCTTTAGTTCTTGCAATTTCTGTCTTTATATGGGCAGTATCTATATTTTTTATTATGCTAATTATAGCATCACTAAAAGATATGGCTGAAAGCATAGTGAACAATATCAATGAACGTAAACAAGAAAGGAGAAACTATGGTAAACATAGCAGTACTTAAAGTTGATCCAAGAGGTAGGCTTAGTATTCCTACTTCTTTTTTAAAGTCAAACGGAATAGATACAACGAAAGGTAATTGTGTTGCGGTTATGAAACCTAAATACAATACTGGAGACGTGGAAATTACGTTAGAATTTATTGAAGATAGCGGAACCATACTTAATGGTGATGTATCTAAATTCAGTAAGATGACTTTACCTTTACTTGATGAGTAAGATAAAGGGTATAAAGTTTAAACCCTCTAAGGGTTACAAATACTTGAAGACATTAGAGGTCGGAAGTAAATTCAAGACAGAGTCGGGAACGGAAGGAATTTTGTTAGATGTAAATAGCGGTAGCGCATTAGTTCGCATAACGAAAGTTAATATACATCGTTCTGATCGGTTTGCCTTAGATGATAAATACTACTTAGGTAAAAAGATTATTGCACCCGATACTAACGTAAAGCAAATAAAACAAAAACAATAAGGAGTTAATTATGTCAGATTATGACAACACAAACTCAGGTGCGTTGTTCAAAAACAATAGAAAAGAACAAGGCTCTAACCAACCCGATATGACTGGAGTTCTTAACGTAGAAGGTAAGGATTACAGAGTATCTGCTTGGTCTAACGAATCTAAAAGCGGTACAAAATACTTCTCTATGAAAGTTTCCGAAAAGCAGGAAGTTGCCGAGGGAGCAAAACAGAGTACAAGAGAAGCGGATAACTCTGCACCGTTCTAAGACATAACCCGTAATTTATTACGACTCACCCCTTCCACCTTTTATTGGATACCTCCTTAAGGTTGTCGGTAGGTTACGGGTTCCATTCAACGAGGGGGCTTGATTGCTCTGCGATAAAGGTATGTGGCGCAGACAGTGAGTTTACACCATTACAGTTTTCTGTATGTCAAGTCCTCAAAGATTTAAAGGTAACGTATGAAAAAAGAATTAGCATTAAAATTAAAAGTTAAAGCTGACGAAATAGCTAAGAATTTTAGTCGTACAGATCGTGAGTTTAACTTTTCAAAAGAAACATTTGAAGTCAATTCAATTAAACCACTCAGCGAAACAACGGCTTATATCGAGTTCAGGAAATCTTCAGGAAAGATCGGAATAGCATTTTGTTATTGGATCAATATGGCTGGTGGTCAATGGAGATATTTCTTTCCTACGTATGATCACGCAGTAGGAGCAGAAAGATTAAGAGATATACTTTATGATGTTGAATCAAGAAATTTTCCTATAAATTTTAAAGAAGAAAATTGAAGCACGAACACCCGCCAAAGTGTAAAAATCTTATTATAAGATCAAAAAGAAATCCATTAATACGTGATCAGTATATGAACAAACTTCATAGATGGGATGCAAAACGTACAGATGATAGTTTAAAGTTTTGCCCTAACTGTAATTGCGTTTGGGAACAGTATCATAGAGTAAAAGTTAAGTATGAATATTATCCTATATTTCCTAAACTTGGTAAGGAAAAAAAGATATGTCCAAAATGTTTATAAAGAGTTAAGGGACTTAAAGTGAGTGAATGTGGAAACGGTAGAAGTAATGAAATCGCAAGTTTCTAAGGTTGGCTACCATTTAAAAGCGATTAACAAAGGCTATAAGTCCCTTAATGTTTGATCCTTGTAGACATAAAGAAAGAGGAGTATGTCCTTTTGCAGGAAGAAGTAAGTACGATCCTGAAGCAGAAGAATATCTATGGGAAACACATACGTTCTGCGGTGCAATGAGTGGAACAGTTGATTCAAGAACTAAAAAATTAAGCCAGTGCTGGCTCAAGATGAGTAACGGACAACGGTCCAAGCACGTTAAAAAAATCAATAACGAAGTCTTCGCCAAGAGGGGTTATTACTATGATAATTCCTCTAAAACTTGGGTGAGGATATAATCCGTAGTCATAATTATCGTAGTGTTCTATGCTCATAGGCTATATAAAAAGATACGTAAGAAAATGCAAGGAGTGCAACAGAACAAAAACTTTATCTAAATTTGCCAACGCAGGAACAGTTAAAGGGGTTAAATATAAGAGATATATTTGTCGAAAATGCTACACAATATTAAAAGGTAAAGCAAGAAATAAGAAGAGAGATTGGTTAATAGAATATAAATCAACGCTGCTATGTGAGAGATGCGGGTATGATAAAAACCCAAGAGCTCTACATTTTCATCATAAAAATAACGTAGATAAAATGTGTAACGTAGGAGATATGGTAGGACGTGGGTATTCTATTAGTAGTATAAAAAAAGAAATAAGTAAATGTATTGTACTATGTGCTAATTGTCACCACGAAAAGCATTGGTAAGTTATTTATATTCCACACTTACGTACGCCATAGGAGTCACATTCTGTATCATCTCTGGTTGAAACTCAGCATCACTCACATATTGTCCCCAGATTTTTCTCCCAGCAGCCAGGGGCTGGATTACTTGGACGCCTGACCAAACCACCGTATCACCGTTCATACAGTATGCGTGGAAGTAAGCATTAAATTCTACGTTCTCTTCTTCTATTACGTATATATAGTATGTAAATATAGGTCGCCAAGTGTTCTCACCTGCTTGTTCAGCTTGGGCATAAAAATATACTGGAACTTTATTCTCAGCATCAATTACTCTTTTTTCTACTGAGAAATATCTATCCTCACAAGATAGAGAGGCACATAATACAAAACCTAAAAACACTGCTGAAATAGCAAATTCTAATATGCTTTTTATGCTCATTATTTCTTTTTCTTTTTCCAACTAAGAGGATTTAAATTAAATTCTTTTTGATACCACTTTATTTGCTCTTCCATTTCAGAAAATCTTTCTTCCTCATCCTCTATATGCTTTGATATTAATTCTTCTATCTTGCTATTAGCTTCTTCCATGTTATTTTCAAGCTCACTCATCTTATTAATAAATTTAGCATACCCAAACACCGCACCAGTTATTACCAATATAACAGTTATTAACGTGTCATAGCCAAAAGGAAGATGTATTCCATTAGAACCGTTTTTCATTTAATCAGTTTGATAATTTGGATAAGTTTTAGAAATTACCCTAAGAAGTAATCGTTCTCTTTTTTTGTATATTTTAAATAATTCTTCTAATTCTTTTTTATCATCTTCATTTAGCTTACTTTTATAATGATTTATAAATGGCGTTTGTCCATGTAATGGTTCTTCCCATGCTTTAGGATATGGACGTAAACGCTGACTTAAACTATTTTTAATTTTTTTATGAACTTCAGATCTAATCTCTCCTAAGTAAAAACTCTTACCTCTACTTGCTTCTAACCTTTTCTCTTCTCTCTCCATAAAAGCACGAGTCTTAATAAAATCACTTGTAAACTGCTCTTCATCTCCATATAATAAAGATTCTCCTAATAATCTTAAATAAAATGGTTCAGTTTTAAGTTTACCACGTTCAAGTAATTGTATTGCTTGATTACGTTCTTCTCTATTTTTAAATTGTGGATATTGTAATAGAAATTGATTCATTATACGTCTTTGATTATCAAATCTTTTAGTTATATCATTATTCATATTTTTATAAAAATCTTCTGCTTGTTTTGCAAGTGATATATGTTTTTTAGAAAAGTCAACAATACCTTTTGCAGCTAATTTAGGATCGTGCATTAATAACGCAGGAATACTATTAACAAAATTCCAAGATTCCTGACCAAACTGATATATAACTGGTATATACGCATCGAGAACGCCACCAAATTCATCAGCTATATTTGAAAACAAACCAAGACCTTCACCACGCACCAACCAATCAAACCACTCCATTGGAACTTCTTTAAAATTCTTGTCAAGCAAGTCTTTTCCAAGTGCGTGACCATAATACCAATCATATAAAACTTTACCACTAACAGTGGCACCTCCCATGTATCTCATAGCGGGAAATGGATTACCATCCAAAATAAATGGAACAACAGCTCTATTATACGTATTTTCAGTAACTCTATACGCAGTTCTGTAAAATAACGTCAAAGGTTTTATCTTATTATTAGCCATCCACGTTGGTATATATGGTAGTTGAGTAACACCTTGAGTAGCAGCTTGAGATTTATATAATCCACGTTTATATATATCTCTAAACTTTTTATCTGAACCAAGAGCAAGTTCAAATGCACCATCGCCATAAGCTTTACGTTTTTTCAAAGCGTTGACCATATAATCTATACTTGTATCATCCATATTCATTGAAAGCTTTAAAGTTTTACGTGCTTCTTTTGCACCGTTAAAAAAAGTACTTGGTTTATTTTTTACTATACTGTCAATCGCATCACGTGTAGAAACATCAGCAATGGCAACGGATGCACGTCTATTAATTCTTTCAATAAATCTAAAAGGTGCAGATATTGAAGTAACTACCTTACCCGGAATACTTTTATAAACAAAAGCAAGCTCATCAATATTACCACTTAAACCGCCTACGTTTTCTGTTAATTCGCGATAAAATTTTCTATCAGCAGTGTATTTATACCATCCCTTCATAAATTTTATAGTACCTTCAGACATAAAATTTTGAGTTTGACCAGTTAAAAAGTTTTTTATAACTGCACTTGGTCCAGATAAGTATATATTAGCTACACCAGTAGTAGCTTTTTGACCAACAACAGAATAAAAATTCGGTTCCTCACCTTGTATTAATTTTGATAAGTTATCTGCTGCATAATGTCTTTGAGTTATACCATATTTTGTCTGTATACCTTGAAGAAGTCTATAAGCAACATCGCCATGGATACCCTTTTCATCAAAATTTTGAAATAAAGCCATGCTATTAGCCACTTGATTAGTATAATTACTAAATATTTTACTAAAATCTTTTTCGTATAGTTCTATAATATTTCCAACAACTCTTTTTGTACCATCTATATCAGTTACTTCCATACCCTTTTTAATATTTGATATGTGAGGAATTTCGTCAATCTGTATAATTCTTGTAGAGTTTTTTTCTACAAGCATATAAGGTGGTATATCAATTTTACGAGTATTAAGAATCCCAAGTGGCTTATTACTCTTACCAAAATCTATAAAATTCTGTACTATTCTTGCTATATCCGTTTCTGAAGCACCTTTATTACTTGCTCTAATTGCATTTGTTAAATTTGTTTTAAAACTTTCTCTATCATTTCCAAATATTGTCCTTGCTTTTTCGGAAAGATAGTGCGGAACAAAATCTTTAACGTAAGCAGATTCATCCATTGATTTACTTACATCAACAATAACTTTCTTCCCATTCTTATTGAATACCTTATTATTCTTACCTCTTAAGATTTTCAGTACATCACCATTGTCAAAAGATTTATCTGATATCTTTATAATTTTACCTTTTTGATCGTATAATCTTAATATGGGAACAAAATTATTTTCTGACGTACGTATTTTTACATTAATCTGACCAAAATCAACAAACGTTTGATCAAACAAATCTCTTAACCTCGCCTTTAGAAGCTTACTATCTGCAATCTTTCCAGCGGTCTTTATATCTGAAATTAAATTTAATTTTTCATCACCAAGTAATGCAGTTATACTATTATAATATTTCTTTTTACGAACAAACGGAAGAAAATTTGAAGTAACATCAGTTACAAATTCCTGAAAAGATCCACGTACTATATTTTTAGTATCTGCAAAATCTATCATTCTTCTCGACATCTCTACACCTTCTGATCCCCATTTAGAAATATTACTAATTGGATGAAATCCAAATTTTTTAAATGCAGCACCTATACCAGAAAATTCTCTTGATTTTTCAATAAAGTTATCTGGTAATTCAAAAGGTAAGACAGAATCAATGGTAGATATTTTTATATCTCTAAATCTTGATCGTGGATCTATCATTTCTTTATATGTTTTCAATTGTTCCATAGACATATTATCTGTATTGCCATATGTATTTTTAAATGCACCTTTTCTAAGTGCATTAGATTCTCTACGTGTAAGACCGAGTTTACCTTCAAGTTTATCAACTGAACGTACAAGCTTTTGGTGCTCTACGTAATCATCTTTCCATCGTCTTTTTAAGACAGTACCAGGCTTTAAAGTGTTGGGACTTTTTTCAAGATATCTTTTAGAAAACTTTTTTATATTAGGTAGAACGTTTCTATAATCTTTAAAAAACTTATTTAAAACTGCCTGTTTTGTTGGACCTGTAATAACAACATCGGTTCCTTTCATACCATCTTTAGGATCAGTTAAATATCTATATACTAATTGATGATCGCCTTTTTTATTTTTAGTAACTTTTTCAAACTGAACAGTAACATTCTTTCTTGTTTTATGAGTAAATCTACGTCTTAAAAATTCAGGTCTTTTAGTAGATATATATAATTTAATTTTATCTAATGTGTTATCACTCATAGCCTGAGTAATACTTTTTTGTACTTTTTTATCACTAATAACAGATCCAAGCCCTTCACGTATAGCGTGTTTAATACGCATATTATCAGCACCAACTCCTATATAATGAGCTGCGGTAAAAATTGCGCCATCTATAAGATTTTCACTAAGCGTACGTTCACCTTCTCCATACATTCCAATACCCATCTGACTTGCTCCTATACCAGCTCCAAAAACAATTGCACTTTCAAGAGCCCTACCACTCGCACCGCTTGTAAGAGATAAGCTACCTATCATACCAGCTCCAAGTACACGTGGCATACCACCTGCTGTCATTAATAAAGCATCCAAACTTGGTTTCCAAATACGATCAGCTATAATCAAATCTCCCATCTCATCACGTATTGGTATTGTTTTTTGAAAAGCCCAATGACTTCCTGCTAAATTTGTAAGCCCAAGCTGAACAGCATTAGCCGCACGTATTGCCATATCATCTCCACTTGCTTTTACAAAATCTACATTTGCAAGAAATTTTCCAATACCATAATCATCAGCACCAATTTTAGTAATAAATCTTTTATAATGTTTTTGCCTACCAAGTAGTGAGCTATTCTCCAGTATACCAGCTTTAGACAATGATAAATCTAATTGTTCTTGTAATCTTTTAGCTTTTCCATTTAGAATTGTTTTACTACGTAAAGTTTTAGCACCTTTTGCTCTTTTATTCATAAGAATAACGTCATCCCAAAGTTTACTTGCTTTACGTAATTGCATAGCTACTTTTGGTCCTGTACCTACTATCTTTAAACCACTTAATAATCCTGCACCAGTAAGCCAAGATGCTCCATAGCCAAGTATAGTTCCAGATAATTCTGCTACAGTTTCAGAAGTAGTATCAGGCTTTTGTACGTTAGAAGATAAATCTAAAGGAACTGGAGCAAATCCTTCCATAAATTTTCTCATAAAACGAGGAATTATTCTTGGATCGGTTTTTATATCTTCGTAACGATTTTTATTATACCATGAATTTTTTTCTATATCAGATAGGGAATTTGTATATAAACTAATACCATCATTTTTTAATGTATCTACCCTTTCATTTGAAAAACTAAATGAACTAAAATCAATATCATCTTCATCTACCTCTTGGTCTACCTGTGGAACTTCATCTATAAAATCAAAATCAGAAAATAAATCTTCTTCTTCAGGTCCTTGTTCTATAAAACTAAAATCAGAAAATAGATCTAAAGTATCTTGAGGTTGAGACGAAGTACCGACCAATGGCTGTGATCGCGACATATTAATTTATATTAATAGGGGGAGGGGAAAAAATAGTACTTGGCGGAGACACAGAAGCTTCACCTTTTAATCTTTTAAAATAATTAAATTTATCTTCTAATAATTTTATAACAGCAGGATCGTTTAATGATATTTCCATCTGTCCACTTTCATTTCTTACACCACCTGCGTTTCTCCATATCTTTGAGAGTTCAGTTTGAAATTTATGTAATTCTCTACTATCAAGAACAGACTGTACTTCTTGAAAAGAAATCTTGGGAACAACATCTTCATCAACCTTAGGAGGTATAACATCATCATCAACATCAACCTTAGGTCCAGGCGGTCCTTTCACAGTAATTTCTTTACGTGTTACTTCAACATTATCTTTATTATAACCAACTTCAAATATTTTATCTCCAATTTTAAGTCGTCCTGTTTGTATAACAGCTTTATCTTTTACTTCTTCTGCTGGTGGGGCACCCATCTTTAAACGTTCATTCTCCTTCATAAATTTATGTATTAAACCTTCTTCTACTAATTCACCATCTTCATTGTATTTACCTGCTATCACTTCTCTTCTTGCATCTGTAGTTTTGATCTCTGCATATTCCCTAACTAAATTACTAATTGTAGAATTATTACCACGAATTTCACCTTGATTCATTATAACTTGATCTTTTAAATTTTTTACATAATTAGGATTAGCAGAAGGGTTATTATGCATTATCATAGCAGTAAGCATATTATCACCTTCTTCAGGATCTGCAGCGAGAAGCTTTTGATAATCATTTTCTCCTAATTTAAAAACTTTTTTAGCTAAAGTTTCATCTTTTATTAAGTCATACCATGATCTATGATCGTTATATTCTTTAAACTTTAATAATGCCTGTGGATTCGGTGGGGCATTAAATGCTTTATCTGGATTTTGAAAAGCACTATATCTATCAAGCATTTGAGAACCAGTAACATATCCAATTGGTTCAACGTTTTTATTATTAGGATCTAAATAGATTGGTTCATTTATTTTAAGTATATCAGTAACATCTAAACCTGTAATTTTACCTTCAAAACTTTTTGCCCAATCATATTCTTTTTTTACCTCATCATACCTAATTTTCAATCTACTCTTTTCTGCTCTACCGCGTGGTGTATCAGGATGACCAGAATCTTCGCTATTTAATATTTTTCCTACAGCTTCAAAACCCATTTCCTTAATATGTTCATTTGCTTCGTTTATATCATATACTTCTTTTTCGAAATCAAGTTTATCTACATTTAAATTAAGAGTATCCTGAGCTATAGCCCCTTGTATAGCTTGACCTTGAAATTTATAGTCTAATTCTTTAGATTTTAAAAACTGATCTCCAGCACCTTCCATAAGATTACCTATAGCTTCAGCAAAATAAACTCCAGCTGAAGGTCCGGGCTGGACGTCAGGAAGATTAGCATAATCAAGTAACGTATTAGGATTGCGACTTAAAGATCTACGTAATACTTCTGTATCAAATTGATTAGCCACTTTGCCATCCGTTCATTGGATCAAAATAATATATTACATTTTCAAAAGTATAAGATTCACCGGGAGATGGATTCTCTGGAGGATTCCAACTTGGATTACCTGTAACAGCTGGAGGAGTTGGTAACGTTTCTGGATCTGGGAATACTGTACCGGGTGGTAGTTCAGAAAGATCACGCTTTGTTCCGGGTTCACCGGGTAATTCACTCGATCCACCAGACGCTCCAGTTTCAAATATATTCATACCTAAAGGTGCTTGTGCACTGTATGCTTCAAGTAATGAAGCTAATTGTTCTTGATATCCCGTACGTTCTTCTCTTATACCGCCTACAAGATCAAGTAATGCACCTTGAAAAGCTTGACCGTAAGATTTTCTAAGTTCACCACCAGCGCTTGCCATTTGAGCTTGACCTGCTCCGCCACCAGCAAAACCACTCTTTGCTTGAGCTTCACGCATACCTCTTCCAACTCCTGCAAGCTGACCAACGCTACTCTGATAAGCGGATTGAGCACCCTGTGAAAATTGAGTTCTCATTTCCTGTTCTGCGTAAGGATCGTATTCGGGAATTAATTCTCCATATGTACGTCCAGTTTTTGGATCTTTAGTAGTTAAAAATTCGTGCGATGGAGTAAGACCTATATCTTTGTAAGCCTGACCTGACGTATAGGGATCTTGAAATTCACTATAATATTCGTATGGATTAACAGTTGTCGGCATATCTAATACGTAGTTCCTTGTATTGATTTATAAAAAGGACTTGTAAAAAATTTACTATCAAAAGATTTTTTTCTACCAGAAGATTTTTTTGGTTTAAATTGAAATTTAGGAACTCTTAAGTTGGGAAACTTAATACTTGAATCAACAGTACCTCTAAATTTATTACTTAAAGGATCAACGATATATTTACTTAAAGGTTCACCAAAAACTTGTTGCTCATACGGACTTACACCACCAGCTAAACTACCATAAGACGGTGTTGCCATTTTTCTTGATTCATATAAATATCTTTCCATTGCTGAAGCTTTTTCACCGGGAGGAGGACCATAAGCCACAACTGGTTTTGTTAAGAGTCCTTGTACACCAGATCCTCCGGCTTCCTGACCTACTTTCTCATATGTTCCAATATCTGCGGTTAATCCACCAGCACCAGTACTATCTACACCAGCTCCGGCTGGAGTATACGGTGTACCGCCAAATGTACCAGCTTGTCCAGCACTAACAAATGAAGATAAAATACTTTTACCAATATCAAATACGTCTTGTTCATATTGAGCTCCAAATGCAGATTCTTGTGCACTTTTATATTGCTCGGCTCCTCTTGTTGTATCACTTGCTTCTCTACCTACAAATAAAAGATCTGATAATGATTCAGCAGCTTGAGTTTTTATTCCACCAGCTCCCTTGACTTGAGTCTTTGACATATAACCTTCACCAGCTCCGCCTCCACCAGTTATAGCAAGTCCAACACCAGCTATCACAGGATTCATAGTAAGTGCTCCTAAAGTAGTAATACCTTCACCAATTTGTCTAAGTATCTTCCATCTGCCTTTTTGTTTTGTTCTTCTTTCTTGAGTTTTAGAATAGTCTCCTAAATCAGATTCAAGTTTTTTAATTGCCTCTTGAAGTCTGCTACGTTCTGATCTGCCTATTGCAGCACTTGCCCCTATTGAACGTGCAAGATTACTTACCGTACTTAGTCTCGATGATCTTTGAAGATTAGGATTTGAAGTTGCCATATTAAATATATTGGTTTTTTACGTATAAAATATACACTTATATGTTCCTAAATATCATTAGAAATCTTATATAGCCGTTATTAAGTGTCCACTCCATGATGACCAAAGCTCTGAAGATTGATCATATGTTCTTTGAGCTTCCCCTGAATCGTGATAAAGACCTACTTCCATAAAGTCTCCAGTATCCAGTTTAACATCAGCACTTATCTGACCCATTTGAAACTTATCATCCAAATCAGAAGTAACTGTATATAAAGAAGCGTCTGTTCTATCTCCAGCTGATATAGTTGTGGTTCCACCATTTTTTACAAGATATATATCCCTTCTTTCACCAGCATCCCAATCGCCAGCATTACTATCATCCCATAAAACTTTAGCATTAAAATGATATATTCCTGCTACTGGAGCTGTAAACTTATAAGCACTAACATCATAATTACCTCCGATATCATATGCGATTTTATCAAACGTTACTCTTGTCATTGTAGTGTTGTTTATAGTTTGCTGATCACCTGTGGTAGTTGAATAAGCTTTAAATGCTGGATAATGTTGATTTCTTAAAAAACCATTATATACAACATCATTTTTAACCACTATATTTTTATCTACATATTGAATACCATCATAAGACATATAAGATTTCCATAGTTTACCATATTTTTTTCTATGGATAGCAAGTTGACCATTATTTCCTTTTTCAATAGCTATTTGCCCATCAGACATACCGCCTACAGACGGATTACCATGAAACTCTAAGTTATCCTGTTTTATATTTAATGCTTTTCGTATTTTTCTTTCAATAGCCACTACGACACCATTTTACTTCTAATAACTCTATATTCTATAGTCATATCATTTATTTCAAACGTACCGCTACTTGCTAAAGTAAATTTAATCTGAATACTTTGACAGGAAATTGGAGAAATTGGTTTAAATGTAGCAATGTCCCAATCAGCTCCAGAATTTGCTGTACTTTCTAAATAATCAGCTCCACCAGAATCACCCTGTGGACTTGTTACTTTAAAATTAGTATAACTTTTTGTTCCATCTACTGCGTAAGATAATGGACGATTTTGTTCTACGCTCGATCTATACGTCATTCTAATTGAATATATTTTTTTAATAGTACCAGGTGATTTAAAATCAATATCTTTAGTAACAAAATGCTGGTCATCACAAGCACTTGAAATTGGTAGATATTTAAAAAAATTAACATCAGAATCTGCAGCTGGAGTATTTACACCAAATATTAAATTACCATTCCAATCAGTAGCAAAATTTGTACAATGTTCACTATGATTTAACATTTTTGTAGTAAATATCCATCCAGCTGAATCAAAATCATATATATAACAATAATTACCATTTACAGAACTATCTGAAGGCGATCTTATAACTATTAAAGAATTACTAATTCCATCATAACCAACCAATGGATCTTTTACATTAGCGCTACCTTTAGCTATTTCAAACCAAGGAATAGAAGTACTTACTAATCCAGTTTCTGTTTCCCCAGAAAAATCTCCCGGACTCAATCCAGTAGTAAAAGTTGATTGAGTAACTGCGATTTTCTTTTCAATTAAATTAATAACCTTACTTCCATCATATAGAAAACAACCAGCTTCATTTACCCAAGCTACTCCAAACTCTGTACGAGTTACACTATAAGAAAAACTAACTCCGTGATATTTTATAGTATCTTCAAGATACCAACCAGAAGGACTTGGACTTGATATATTAATTATATGTACAAGATTATGTTTAAAAGCAAGTAATCTATCAGCAAAAGCTTCAAGAGCAGTGTATTCACCATAATCACCTTTAGATACATCTATAAAATTATGAGGTAAAAACGTATCAAACTTATTTACTTCACTATACATTATTCTATCGCCAAAACGTTCAATATCTCCAGTAGTTCCAAATGTTCTTACGTTAGCTATGAAAGTTCTACGTCCAGCTACTATAGAAGTTTTGTAAGATTCTCCAAGTCTTCCAATGGAAACGTATTTAACATCGGGAGGAAATCCATTAATAGTAGTATATGTATCAATATTTGGACTTAGCGCATTACCAGTAGCATCGCCAATAACATAATAACCATCATCAGCTTCATACGTCCAATTATTATGATCTCCATCAAGAGAAGTCCTAATTCCTTTTACTATATCAATATCAACTAATAATGTTAAATCATCATCTGTATTTTGTTTTCTTATATACACTCTTGCGCCAGAAATTCTACCACTATAGGCTATATCAGAATAAACAGAAACACGTAAAGATTTTCCACCAGCAGTTGTATGTGTTCCAACATCAAGATTAGTAGTATCATCGCCATCTCCCATTTTAACTGGTAGCGATTCTTGATTACCATCGTAAACAAAACTTTGATAAAATTCATACGTTGCAGCTTCCCAATTACCATCTGCTGTACCATCGCTAACACCTATATTAAATCCAATTCCTCTTTCTATTATAGGAGTGTCTTCATCTGCATAACTATCTGGAGCAGTACCGCTTAAATTTCCACCGTAAGCTCTACTATATTCTATTGGTACACCAGAAGCTCCTGAAGTTTTGGTACAATGCATAAATTCTTTTGGCGCAACTCCATAATCTTCATCTATAGTAATTACTTCACCTAAAGTACTTTGATCTAACACGGCATTATCGGCAGCATCCTGAAAATTAAAAGATGTATCTGTAAGATTTGCGGCTATAGTACCAGTATCATTTACTTCTAAAGGACTATCTGAATTTCCTGCATTTAATTTTTTAGTACAAACTCCTCTATGCTCACTATAAAAATTAGTATTTGTTGAATCTCCTCCTGTTGCTGTACTACTATGTTCATCATCTGGTAGAGTTGGATTAGTACCTCCCGATTCTCCAACGTTAGCAGAATTAACATAACAATAAGAAACGCTTCCAGCCATCTTTGGGCTTCTTAATAAGTTAGAATGTTCTTGCCATTCTGCAAATACAGGACTATATCCTAATTCTGAACCAGAAGCATCTGCATTTGCATATGCAAACTGATGTCTTTGTATGTAACCATACCATTTTATATAAGAAGAATCCTGCTCATTTATATTACAAACACGTAATGCTTCGTCTGCAAAATGAAAAATATATTTAGCATCACCACCGGATATTGTTGGTTGTATAGCAGATTCAAGCCATCCAGACGTAGTAAAATCCTTAGCAGTATAATCTGTAGTTGCGTTATTAGACCAAACGTGTATATTATCAGCACTGTCTACGTCACCAAGAGCTATAAGTTTATCACCAGTAGCACGTATAACGTCTATTTGTAGATCTCTATTAGTATTAGAAGTTTCTCCTACTACCGTATTACCTTTTAATATGTAATATACGTTGGTACTATCAATATTAATATCTGATACAAAAAATATTCCATTATTACTTAATGTGCCACTAATCCTAATAGTATCTCCTACTTTTATACGAGAACTACTATTTATATCAGTATGAGTACTGGATTCTCCAGCGGTTAATAACATATAACTTTCGGTTGGTGCAGCCACTATTATTCTCCTAAGCTTAGTTCAGGATCTCCCCTGCCTGAACCAGCTGGTGTACTATCAATTTTTACAAAACTAATATTACCATTACCAGTACCTATAGCTAAAGCGCTACCGCCAGTTTCATCTAAAATAATAGTTTCATCAGGTTTATTACTATGATCAGATTCAAAATAAAATAATCCATATCCACCGCCACCATTAAGATTAGCTACTACTTCAGGTATATATTGAGATAAAGTTGTAGATCCATCTTGATCTTTTGAATGAGCATAAAATTTACCTATTGTTTTTATTTTACCAAGAGCATCAATAGACATATTATCTATAGCACATGATTGATTATCTTCAATATCGCGTGGATCTTTTTTATTATTTATACCACCTGAGAAATCATTTATTACGTATAACTGTTTAGGCATAATTATACCTGTATTGCTCTTCTATACCAGCCATACCAGTACTTTTCAAGTGTTGGTCTACGTTTTACAAGACTTGCGTAGTATTTAACACGATAACTACGTAAACGTTCAGGTTCTAACCTTGATTTCTTTGCATTACTTATTGTTTGAGGTCCTACTTTTCCATCGACTGCGGTAGGTACGCCTTTAGCACTAATAGCCTCTTGTAGTATTTTACCAGCTCTGCTGCGCCCCATATTAACCACCATATCAAAATAAATAAGACGTAATGACTCTGGTATTTTTTCTACTTTTGCTTTATTCCAATAATCTTTACGATATATATCCTTAGCACCATCTTCTGTTAGTGCTTTAATATTTACGTTAGGGTAGGCACGCTTGCTTATTCCGTAACGAGTTTCTCCTCCCGGATCATCTTTATCGTTAGAATATCCACCTTCGTGCTCAAGAATAACGTGCACGGCTTGGTCAAAATTCAAACTACTTTCCTTTAAATACGCCTTGGAGCAAGTCAGTAACAACGTCAACGACACGCTCAAAAAATATTTGCTCTTTTTCTTCAGATACGAAAGGGATATCAATTTTCTCATTAATTTTTGAAGCTATTTCTTTTTCAAATTCTTCAGATCCAAGAAAACCCATAGCTTCATCTTTCATTTTATCAGCTTGAGCTTCTGCCATATCCATTAACATTTTTTTAAAATCCATTATTCTTTCCTTATTTTTTTTATTTTATAACTTAAATATATAATGCTCATAACTGCAACTATACATTGCAAGGCAACAGATAGAGTGCTAAGTGATAAAAAATAATTACCCAAACTTATTCCTGCCACTTTTAATGAATCGCTACCAACCATCTCATCCGTTCCTTCCATTCATTCTGCTTAAAGCTCCATCCATTCTATTTAAAATATCACTCATGTCATCAATTTCTTTTACTAAATTTTCATGTCTTCTATCTCTTGTTTCGTCAGATCTATTCCAACGTTCAATTAATTTTATTACCATACCTTCCATATTTTCTAATGTTTCAGACTGTCCTTTATTCTCTATCTTTAAATCTTCTAATGCCTGTCCTTGTATTCTTCTATCTTTTACATTATTATAAATCATAAATACAAATAATGCACCAACAACGCCTATCATTCCAGCTTCACTATATATCTGTAAAAAATCTACCATTATCACACCCTGTAATATTTAATTAAAATTTAAAGTTTATTTAACACCATCATTAGAATACATAAAAGTATTATATATGTTGACAAAGCTAATAATTCTTTTTTATTCATACAACCATCCATATAGCCAAACCAACCTCTACAATTAAATCAGATAATGTATTATTTATCCATTTTCGTTTTGAACCCCAAGGTTCCCAGTTTTCAACAAAATATTCAGCTACTTCCCATAATAAACCTATTAATAATACAGTCATTACAGCTTCATAACTATTTGCTCCACACCATAAGGCTACCTTACAGATAAAAGCTCCAGCTGCCATATGGACCGCAGTCCAATGATCAAGCCAACCATTAACCTTAAGGTAGCCAAATAATTTATGATGACAGTTAAGCTTCAACTACTTCAGCACTCTCAACTTCTACTTTGTCATCTTGTTTTAAACTGTTTCTAAACATA